TGGGCGCGAGCAGTAGCTTGAGTAATCCCCCAGTTCGTCGGTCCCCCTTTGTCATTCGGGTGATTAACGTAACCGCCCTCTTTGCCGAGGATGCCGTTAAAGATGTCGTCTTTGGTCATTGCTCAGCCTTCTGGAATACTTTCGCGAGGTTGCCCCGTGAGCGCCACACCGCAACGCAAATGGCGACGTTAAGCATCAGCTCGCCTGGGTCCACCTGCAGATATTTACCGTAGAGAATGCGAAACGCCGTGAATCCGGCGGCCAGGATCATCAGGTACGCCATCCAGGCCACGGCCGGACGGTGCCGTTTGCCGCTTTTGCTGAAGAACAACAGTCTTACGGCAATCAGGGCACAGATTATGGCGTTTGCATCCAGGACGATGGTTTGCCATGTCATTGGCCTTCCTCCTCCAGTCCCGGCATCTTCCCCCGTTTTGATTTTGCGAGGATGCGAAGCAGGACTGCGACAGAGATGGAAGCGGAAACCAGCGCGCCGATGTTCGGGGATACCTCAATACTTACCGGCGGCTGTAGCAGGCCAAGCGCGGTGTTAATCACCCCGGCCAGTATTTTCGCCATCGGTACCGAGAAGAACACCCCGCCGACAAAACTGATGACGGCGAACAGGAACTGCTTCCACAGTTGGTGTGGATCGGATGTCAGAACGTACATTGCTGCACCAGCCAGCGCGCACAGCATTACGCCGGGCGTTGCCTCGGGGAACAAAGATGCGAACGTCACTCCGATAGTTGCGGACGTGACACCGCCAGCAATGGTTAGAGGTTCAGACATATGTGGTCCATGTGTAGAGGTCGGGCTCTTGGGTGAATTAACGACAAAACGAGTTGAGGATGATCCCAGGAGCCCTGAATAAAAAAGGCGGCTTCTGGGCCGCCAATCGATGGGTGCTGCATTGAGCTTTCGCTCTTATAGTCCCAGGTATGGGTATTCCAGATACGAAAAAGCCCAAGGCGTTAACCTCGGGCTCTTTTGCGTGATTCGGTCGACAACTAAAGCTATGGCGACGATATCAGACTTAGCTGAAATATACGTCAATTAGTTCATTTCTGCAATACTTGGTTGGTAATTTGTTGCTTTCTGTTGTGAACGTGATTGCGAAACTTGTTTAAGTGAGTCGGTATCCAGTCGAGTAAACAGCCCTACCATGACTTCCCAATGCTCAACATAATTCTGAGACCAATTGGTTTTACTCACACCCACCAGCGCGGCAAGATCCGCATACTGATAGGCGTCACGCCCGGACAGCTTTTCTTTCACATCCTGCGCCGCCAGCCATATCAAGGCCTCCAACCTTTCCATAGTCTTGCTGACCACTTTTTTGGTACCCAGCTGCGCCCTGAACTCTGCCCAGGCCCATTGGGTAATCGCCACCTGGTTCTCCCAACGCGTGTTTACGCTGTAGTTCCAGAGCAGCCACGCCTTCTGGTGTTCCTCGAGCGACAGGACCGCCCGCCGCCACGATGCCGTGGAGTATTCAACCGGCTGAACCAGTGGGATGTGCGAGTCTTTGGCATGTGACTGTTTACCGGGTATCGGAGGGTTATCAACCGGCACCCACTTCTCGCTTTCCTCGTCCCAAACTTTGGGTTTCTTCCGCTTAAAGGTCTTCGTGTCGAACTGGGCATTCTCCAGCCAGGCCATCAACTGCCCTTTAGTCGCCCCACTCAGATCTGCCGTCGCAACGATGAGCTGCTGGCGTACAAATTCCAGGTATTGAGTGTTCACGCTGCGGCCCTCTCTGGCTGTTTGGTTTTGGTCTGCTGGTTCTGGCTGTGCTTTGCCACTGGTGGCAGGTTGGCGCGTTTAACGCTTTTGCCCTCATAGCGAGCTATCTGCCCCCTGGTCATGATGCTTCCGCCATTAACTGGTCGTGACTTAGGTAAAGCCCCCAGCAGCTAAACAGCACATGCGCCTTAACAACTGATATCTCCTCGTTATGCCACCGGCAGAACCACCTGACCGCCCCCATCACCTCACGCTCAACCTGATGCGCTCCATCAAGGCGAATCGGATATACCACGTCATCAAAAACAGCGGCGGTGACCATTGGATATTGAATTTTGCTCATGCTGCGATCTCCTGCTGCTTTAGTTGTTTTAGCTTTGCCCGGTACTCGTCGCGGATCTGGATAAAGTCATCGCGGCGGTAATTGGTCATTTCGTGAGGCCCATTCAGCCAGTCGACATATTCCTGCCCGTAACGAACGATCAGTCCGTCTTCGTAGTTCTTCGCCACTGTCGCCTCTTTGGCTGTGTACTTGCCGGAACCGGCATTGCAGGATTTGCATTGCTTATGGGCGTTGCGTTCTTCGAAGCGCAGTTCTGGATTAGCGCCGACTGTTTTGAAGTGGCCGCAGTCCCACTGACCGCCATGGAGATCCGGTGGATTGGTCTCTCCGCAGCTTATGCACGGTAAATTGGCATCACGCGCACGAATGAAGGCATTGAAAGCCTGTTGCGCCTGGACTTTGTAATAACTGGCAGGCGTTAGTTCGGCCAGGCGTGTTTTGCGGCGTTCACGCCCAGCCTTCTCCTCTTCGCGCTGACGCTTCTTCTCAGCACGCAGAGCCTCAGCGCGGTTCTTTGCGGTCTGCGCTTTGGCAACGGTAGCGGCGCATTCGTAGCTGCATACAACCTGGCCGTCGCGAGCCGGGTGGAACCACTCGCGGCAGATCTGGTTTGCGCACTTACGGCGGGGGTTTTTAGCCATGATCACCCCCAGACCTTTTGGCGGAAGGTCCGCGGCGTTGGCTCAAGGTACTTAACCTCCTGCCGCTCTACGCTGACGGTCCAGGTAAGGTAATCGCGATTGAGGCTGCGCGTTACAGCTACCCCGCGGCGCTGGTACTGCCGCTGAAGTTCATCGGCCTGTTCGGTTGTGCACTCGGTGTAGTGGAACCATGATTTCGCCATCTGGTTATCCCCCGAAGCTCATCAGCTGCGCGGCGGCGTTCTCGGCCTGGCGCTGGTCCTTGAATGCCCGGGACAATATCCAGCGCCACAGGACATCGAGCGCGGCTTTGTAGAGCTGCTGAAACTCGGTCTCGTCCATGTTGGCGAAGGCTATGCTGCGTGGATGCTTGCGAAGGGTGCCGTCAGGCAGCTGGATAGCGTCGTAATGCCCGGATTCGATGGTTACCCAGGCGCGATACGCGTCGAAGGACTTGCAGGCGCTGATGCTGCCAGTGCGCTTGTCGGCGATGCGTTCAAGATACTGTTCAGCAGCATCCAGCAGCGCGCCTTCGTTCCCGCCGTATGAAGCGAGGTATCTCGCATAGCCGGTCACCAGCTTGCGTTCGTTGGATGAGATGGCCCCGCCGGTTGGCTCCCAGTATTCGAAGCCGAGATTCAACAGAGCGAAGAAGCGGCGGTGGAAAGCTGGGTTACGGACCTGTTTGAAGTCGGCCACCAGCACGGCGCCGAGCTTGATTTTTGATTGCAGTAATTCGCTGGTCTCCGGCGTGGCGGGGATCAGGATTCCAGAGGATTGCTTGATGAGTTGTAACTGCGCCATGGACGTTCTCTCCGTGGCGCATCGTTGTCAGGTTATCGGGTGTTCAGGCCGATTCAAACATTATGCTATTCAGGTATTAAAAAGGTCAATTCCTGGCTGACAACTCCTTGACGATCTCTTCCAGAGTTTCGCGTGATATGACACGCTCATCCACCAGTAGGCGCTTGCGGCCGACTACTGCACCAGCAGAATTTATCAGCACGCGATCCCCTGGCCGGAGTTTAAAAGAACACACAGACGCTCCGTCAGAACGCCTAACGAGTTCGTAATAATCACCCCCATCGGAACAGACCTCAGCCACATTAACCCTCCTTCTTTCCCACAGATAAACCAGAAATTTATTCATTTGCAAATACCCACTGGCATTGCTCTTTAGGCACAATAGCAAAGTCGATCTGTTTGTTAAGGGCTTAAAAATAAATAAATTCCGTGAGTCGTTTTATCTTTCCATTCCACATAATTTAGCATAGAAGCACTGTATGTATTTACAGTATAATTTCGATTCCCCAAGTATGCACAAAAAGCATCGGTAGATGCAACATCATTTATCCGATTGATTTGGATAAATATTATCGCTACCTGAGTGCAAACATTGATCGTTATTTTTAACAGATACTGAAGAGGACGACGGTAGGGATAACCGCTTGATTGGAAAACCCTCAACCCTGCCAAACGCAGAGCAGGCCTGCGCCTGAGGGTATATTGCCGCGATGACACATTTTGTCAGGTTGGTAATTTGTTGCCGCGCTGTGTCTATTATCTAATCGATTTCATAGATCAATATCAATGCATCGATCGGTAATATCGATCATGTGAAGAAATGCCGCGGTAAAGCGGCATTCAGGGGATAAATCAGGTGGACTGCTCCCGCTGTTCGCACAGCTTCGGCAGGTTTGCCTTCATCATCGCCTCACCTAACGATGGTACCCATACAACGACGCTTATACTAAGCACATGTTAATCAAGACTTATGGCTGGGATTAATGGCAAGCATAGCGCCCACTAAAAAAGGGGGATTGAAAGAAGCAGTTACTTTTGTAAAAGTAAAAGTCGCGCTCAAGGAAGGCCAACAAAACGGTAGCTTAAACACCACATGGAACTAAATAAAAACTATAAAAATATGAAGTAGACGGTTTTATTGTTGTTTTATTCCCTTTAAAAGAGGTTTCTATGGCTACCTGCCCAAAATGTAACAGAACTATTACCAATTACCATTGCCCTGACTGCGAAGAAAAAGAGAAATCCAAGATTAGGTTTGATTTTGAACCAAACCCTACGACATACAGACACCCATCACCACCGAGTAATCCGTATCAATACAACCATGGCGGCGGGGGTGGATATGGTGGGAAGAAGTTGCCAGCCACCACTGGCGAAATAGTTTTCAATGTGATTGCTGCCATTGTCATTATTAGTATTTGCCTGTTTGTTGCTTATCAAGTGATGATTTCGGCTTAAAACACGCATCGCTTTTCATATAACGCCGGGTATTAGCCCGGCGTTTTCATTCTCGCCTTAAACCATTAAGCAGCCATCTCTGGTGCTTCGCACAACTCCGGCAGGTTTGTACGCACCAGCGCCTCAGCGAATGGCGGCGGTACGGCATTGCCGCTTATGGATGTATGTCAGAAAGAAAAAAGCCCCACCAGGGAGGCTTTTAATTTTTATAAAATCAAATTACTCGAGGTGGCACAGGCGTAGGATTTTCATGCATTATGGCTCGCCTCAACTCCTCTTCAGCAACGTGATGATCTGACGCTACGTTGTAATGGCGGCGTTCGTACTCAATTACATTAACTTGAAGGTAGAAACGTTGAAGATTGGCGCCGGGTGGCGTGGCTTCCCCTGCCTTCATCATTACAGGTTTTGATATAACCTGAAATGTCTCCAGATCATCGTCACCCTGCCTAACTTCACCATCATACCCGTGTC